ATTTCGTGGTATCAATTCACATTTAGAACAGACAAGCTTAGAGGGTGGGTTCGTACAGACTAGCGAGAATATGCGTCTGTCTGGCGATCTTGCAGAAACCCGCAAAGGAATAGACTTTTTAGCAGGCAGTGTAACACTAAGCTACAACGGCACAGATGAGCGTGTGTTTTGTAGTACTTTGTTCAGTGATCCTGCCACAGGCACAGAGTTTGTAGTGGCAGCCACCAAGACAAAAGCAATCATTTGGAACGATGCAAATAATAGTGGTATCGCTATAGATTATCCTGGTGGTGAGGTAGTCGCAGAAGCGGATGGAGCAAGCTTTGTACAATCACTTGAGAAGCTAATTTTGTTTCGTGGCAAGGACAAGACACCGCTCGAATGGGATGGCAATTACAGTTCACCTACAGACTTTGTAGTCAAAGCAAATGGAAGCCCAGGTGCAGGACGCATACAATGTCCAAACACAGACTATGGTGTATTCTTTAGGAATCGTTTAATTATACCGCAACCCACAGATAGTAATTATACAATCTTAATGTCTGACTTATTGGACACAGATAATTACTACGCCGCTGAATCACAATTTAGAATAAATAAAGGAAGTGCAGATAAACTAGTAGGATTTTTTCCTTACCAAGAAGATCAGTTAATCGTGTTTATGCGTAACAGCATCCACATGATTAACAATATTGCGACTACCTCCGCAGCCAACACTTACGAGATCACAAGACAGCATGGTTGTGTGGCCCGTAAATCAATCGCACAGTCTGGACCACAAACATTCTTCCTGTCTGACAATGGAGTAATAGTATTATCTCCCGGCACAGATCCAGCCAAAGGGCTTGGGGTGGCAATTAGTAAAATAAGTGGTGAGACAGTACCCATGACCCGCCCGATACAGGATCAGTTTGATGAGGTAAACTTTGCAGCAGCAGATAAATCATGTGGTGTGGTGTATGACAATAAATACTATCTTGCTGTACCCACAGGCAGTTCAACAGTTCCCAATGCAATATTTATATTTGATCTGCTGACCAACACCTGGACAAGCGTTGACTCCTACCCAGCAATGGCAGGCAGTGCGGCATTTCATGTAGATGATTGGGTAGTATGTTCGCACGGATCTGCACCAACAAGACGCAGACTATTCGCATGTAACGACACAGGTTGGTACTTGATGGAAGAAAACTCCATAGATGATAGCGGACGAAAAATAGGTAGCACAAGCGAGTCAGGCACAACTGCAATCGCAGGTAAGTTAGTGTCTCGATCCTTTACCTTTGGAGACATAGGAGTAAAGAGTTGGAGACGTGGACAGGTAGGGGCAAACACAGTTAATGCAGATGCCTTTAATATTAAGGTCAATACCCTTGACCCGGACTCAAGCACTACCGTTCTTACCCACACCGCAGATGGCACAGAGGAAGCACTGTTTAGATTTGGTACAGGTCGTACCCGTGGCTATGGGGCGAGTATAGAAATAAATGTCACAGCGGGAAGACCGAGCTTTAGACATTTAAGCTTAGAAGCAATAGGAGTAGGAGCAAATGCAAGAAGAGAGGTGGCATAATGGCGATTACCTGCACAGTGACCCGTGGCTTTACATATGCGACAGGGGTGGATATTTCCGCAGCCAATCTGAATCAGTTGGGCGAACCAACCGTAACCGTTCCAGATGTGACGGACACAACCGTAGTGCTAAAGAGTTTTGCAGTTGCGGGTCTTCCTTCTGCTGGTACTGCGGGAAAAGTGGTTTACTGCACCAACGGGGACGGAGGAAGTCCATGCCTAGCAGTAGACAATGGTTCAGCATGGTTACGAGTAAACCTGGGCAGTGCAGTCAGCGCAACTGATGCAGACGAATATTTAACCGCAGAATGAATATATTAGAAAGAGTAAGAGGATTATACGAGGAGTGTGAAATTGATATGTTTGAGGATATATCGACCTATCTTACATACGGTTATATTCATAAGACTCCTACAAGTTTTATCCTAGCAAAACCTGTGGATAAAGACAGTGAGTTTTCTTTAAACGAGCAATGGGGAGTAACTAATCCTAATGCATGGTTTATACATATGGCAGTTGGAGAAGAGTGCATAAAGGAGTGGATAAATCTTATGCCATTTAAATTACCATTTGTTGGTTGGGCTAGGGAAAACAAAAAAAGACCAATTAAATTTTACGACTTAAATAAAATACTACGGAGGAAATAAATCATGTCAGGAGGAGGAGGACCACAAATTGTACAGCCAGTTCAAAAAACCTATGGGGAAGGAATGGCAGAAGCTTTAAAGGCTCAAGTTGATTTACTTACAGGAAAGGGAGATTTTGCAGAAGTAGCACCAGGTGGATTAGAAGGACTTCTTCCTATGGAGGAAAGAGTACGTCAAAAATCCGCTCAAATGGATACAGATGTTCTTCAAAGAACTTTACTAGGTTCTACCACTGATGGAGAAAAGGGAACTTACGATGATGAAGGTAGGCTTGTGGTTGGTTATGAAGGTGCTGACCTTGGTGGACCAAGATTGCATACGGTAGATAAGCCAAGAGTTGAAATTGGTAAGGCACCTCCTAGCAGGGACTTAGCATCTGGGGGTTATATTTATCAAGTGAAATTCATGGATGACTCATTGAGTAAAAACGGAATGGAACCAATCGTTAAACAGATTCAGGTTTTACAAGATTCCGAAACACCGCCTGATCCAAATAAACCAATGACTAGTATTGATGGTTTTAACTATCAACCTGGACAGGCAATTTCTGAACATATTGCCATTCGCCCTAGAAATGCAAAACCTATTTACGCAAGGGATGAAAAAGGCGAGATTGTAACTGACAAATCCAAAGCTGGGCAAGTTGTAGACGCACCTGGTACGCGAGCAGGAGACGGCATGATTGATCTCCTTGGAGATAAGCGCAATGTACAGGAGTTTACCACCCGTCAAGCCACACAAGAAGATGTGAACGCAGGACTTGCATCAGAAATAGGCGAATCAATTACAGAAGCAACAGGTGACCGCCAAGCAGGGTTTGCATCCGCAGAAGATGGTGGTCAATTTCTTGGTCTATCCGCATTTACCGAGGATCTTGCTCGCGGTAATCTTTCCCGCCAGCGCGAAGCCGACCTAGCAGATGTTGAGCGTTTATCAGGAAGATTCCAAAATGTAATGGATGAGTACAAGCCTGGTGCAACGCAAGGTATCGAAGGAGCCTCTGAATTACTAGAAGCACAAAAAACTGAAATGACAGGAGGCGGGGACGCGATCACTTTACCAGCAGCAGGTAGTAGCACTTACGGTGGAGACATTGGTACAACTCCTGTAACAATGACGGCAGCAACAATAGGTAAAGCGCCACAGCTAACTGCAAACACACAGTTTGATCAAGAGTTAGCTAGAACGCCTGATACGCTTCGCGCAAATTTACTTGGTGATGCCAAGACTGCATTAGACTCTGGACTCACGGATCGCGAGCAAAGGCAAGTCGCAGAAGCAGCCCGTGCGAGATCCACCATGATGGGCAGAACTTTTGACCAAAGCGGTGCAATAGCAGAAGCTGAAGCTCGCGTGCAGGAGGACAATAACCGTAGAATGCAAAACCGTTCCTACGCACAGTCAGTGCTGGGTCAGGAAGCAGGATTACAGCAGGGTGATATTACTCGCGGCATGGCACAGGAAGGGCAACAAGGGCAATTTACGCAGGCAAGAAACCTAGCACAAGCACAGCTTGATCAGCAAGCTAATGCCTTTGATGCACAGACAGCACAACAGACAGGCATCATAAACCAAGGGCAAAGACAGCAAGCTAATCAGTTTGACCTTGGCGCAACAATGGATGCAGAGCGTTTGAATGAACAACTTAGTCAGCAGGGCTTAATGAACTACATCAATGCAGTAGGTGCATTAGCAAGCCTTGAAGATCAGTATACACTCGATCCATTCCAAGCACTGTTAGGCCGAGGAGGAGGAGGAAGTTTACAAGCCGGACAGGGAGTATTTGGTCAGGCAGGATATGGGTTAAACTCAGGTCCACAGTACATTAATCCAGAATCAGGGCTTGGTTTCATAAGTCAACAAGATGCTAATCAAGCTAATATGTACGGTGCGCAGGTAGCCGCAAACGCGAGCAGGGATTCAGGACTGATGAGTGGAATAGGTGCAATTGGTGGAGGTTTAGCGGCAGGACTTTTCTGTTGGGTAGCACGCGAGGTCTATGGACCCACTAATCCATCGTGGTTACAATTCCGTGAGTGGATGTTCACAGAATCACCTAATTGGTTCTTTAAACTATATGCAGAATATGGGGAACGCTTTGCCAATTGGATAAGCAATAAGCCTCGCCTGAAATCAATTATCCGCAAGTGGATGGATTCTAAAA